AATGAAACCATCAGATTTTAAAAAAATTATTAAAGAGGCAGTAAAGGAAGCTATTCAAGAAGAATTAAAAGATATTCTATTGGAAGCTGTTCGTGCCCCTAAAACAATTGTTACGGAGTCACTTAGAGACACTTACGCTCAACCTCATCTATCAAAACCTAAACAATTAACTCCTTCGGAAAGACAAGCAATGTTTGGTAATATTCTAGAAGATATGCAAGGTGGTGGAGCAGCAACTACTGCTTATAATGGAACTTTCCAAGCACAAGGACCTGTAGATGCTATTAATGGAGCTTTACCTGAAGGTAATGTTGGTTTAGATCAAATAATGGCTTTAATGAACGGTAAATAATGGCATTTGGAGCTAAAAAAATATTCCCTATAGATACAGCACCTTCGGTTGCTGTTGGTGTTGATATTCCTTTTAATGCTCCTGCTGTTTTTAAATCAAATTATACTACTCAAGCATCAATCAAAAATAATTTAATTAATTTCTTTTTAACAAATAAAAATGAAAGATATTTAAATCCAACTTTTGGTGGAGACTTAAGAGCATTTATTTTTCAACAAATTACAGAAGGAAATACAGAATATTTAAAACAAGATATTCAATCTCAATTATCATTATATTTTCAAAATGTAATTATTGGAAGTTTAGATATACTTTCATTCCCAGACATTAACCAAATTAATGTAGTTTTAAAATATAGTATAAAAGATACTGGATTAACTGATGAAATACAATTAGCATTTATATAATGGCTACTAAAAAAAGAAATATAACCTATATTAATAAGGACTTTAGTGAACTAAGGGCTAGTTTAGTTGACTATGCTAGAACTTATTTCCCAACAACTTATAACGATTTTACCCCAGCATCACCTGGTATGATGTTTATGGAAATGGCTGCCTATGTAGGTGATGTTTTATCATTTTACTTAGATAATCAAATCCAAGAAAACTACTTACAATATGCTCGCCAAACAAATAACTTATATGAGTTAGCTTACATGTTTGGTTACAAACCTAATGTAACTCAAGTTGCTACTACAGCTATTGATTTTTATCAACAAGTACCAGCTCTATTATCAGGTTCAACTTATGTACCTGATTTTAGCTATGCTTTATTTATTGATTCAAACGCTGTAGTTAATTCTACAAGTAATAGTAATATTTCATTTTTAGTAGAAGAACCAGTAGATTTCTCAGTATCTAGTTCAGGAGACCCTACAGAAGTTTCTATATTTTCTGTAAGTGGAGTAACTCCAACATATTACTTATTAAAGAAAACTAGAAGAGCATCATCAGCTACTATTAATACTACTACTTTTTCATTTGGTGCTCCTGTTCCTTTTTCAACAGTAGAAATTACAGGTGAAAAAATTGTAGGTATTTTAGACATTACAGATCAAACAACAGGAGATACATGGTATGAAGTAGATTATTTGGCTCAAGAAACAATATTTGATTCAATCAAAAATACAAATACAAATGATCCTAATTTATCTCAATACTCAGGAGATACACCATATATTTTACAATTAAAATTAATTCAAAGAAGGTTTGCTACTCGTTTCTTAGATTCAACAACTTTACAATTACAATTTGGTTCAGGTACTACAGCAGATAATGATGCTGAAATTATTCCAAACCCTGATAATGTAGGTTTAGGTTTACCTTTTGGACAAAGCAAATTAACCACAGCATTTTCTCCTTCTAACTTTATATTTACAAATACTTATGGTATTGCCCCTTCAAATACTACTTTAGCAGTAAGATATTTAGTAGGTGGGGGTGTTGTAGCAAACGTTCCTTCTAATGATTTAACTAATATAACAGGAAACATTCAGTTTTTAAATAGTAATTTAAACGGAGTTACAGCAACAACAATATTTAACTCATTAGCAGTTACAAATCCAATTGCTGCTGATGGTGGAGGAGATGGAGATTCAATAGAGGAAATTAGACAAAACGCCTCTGCCAATTTTGCTTCTCAATTACGTAACGTAACACAAGATGATTATTTAGTTAGAGCGCTTTCTATGCCTGCTAAATATGGAGTAATTTCAAAAGCATATATTGAACCTACTAAAGCCCAATCAATATCAGCAGGTGAATCTCAATCCGTATTAGACTTGTATGTGTTGTCATATAACGTAAACAATCGTTTAACCATAGCATCACCCGCTTTAAAACAAAATTTAACTACATACTTATCTCAATATAGAATGGTTAATGATTCTGTTAATATTAAAGACGGATTTATCATTAATATTGGGGTTAATTTTAGTATTATAGTTTTACCTAATTTTAATAGTAATGATATATTAACAAGATGTATTACTGCTTTAAAAGATTTCTTTACTATTGATAAATGGGCAATTAATGAACCTATTGTATTAAGGGATCTTTATATTTTATTAGATGCTATTGAGGGAGTTCAAACAGTACAAAACATAACTATTTCTAACCTATCAGGAGAGGATTTAGGATACAGTAAATATTCTTATGATATATTAGCAGCGACTCAAAACAATGTTGTATATCCTTCTTTAGATCCTAGTATTTTTGAAGTAAAATATCCTAACACAGACATTCAAGGAAGAGTAGTAAATTTATAACAAAATGGCAGTATTAAAAATATTCCCCGAAAAAGACGCTACTTTATATTCATTATTCCCTAATATGAATACAGGGTTAGATGAAATAGTAGAAGCAACCCTAACTACATTTGCTTATTCTAATCCAAACCCACAAACAAGTAGATTTTTAATCCAATTTTCCGATGCTGATATAGCTTCAGCTTTTGGACCTATGTCAGATGCTACTTATCATAGTGGGAGTTGGAATGCTAAATTACAATGCTTTGTATCAACAGCAACCGGATTAGCAACAACATCTTCAGTAGTTTGTTTAACTGTAGCTCAACCATGGGATATGGGAACGGGAAGATATTTAGATGAACCTATTTCAACTGATGGTTGTAGTTGGATTTGGGCTGGATACTCAGGAAGTACTATTTGGTCACCACCAAATGGAGCTACTATTTCTTATACATCATCTGTTCCAGCAGGTGGAGGTGTTTGGTGGACAGGTTCTGCTTATTCTTCTTCTGTTACTTTTTCATACAGAACTAATAAAGATATTAATCTAGATGTAACTAATATTGTTAAAGCTTGGACAACATCTTCAGCAACTTATCAATTACCTAATAACGGATTTTTATTAAAACAAAATTTAGAATTTGTATATAATAAAAACTATCAACCTGAATTAAAATATTTTTCTGTTGATACTAATACAATTTATCCACCTGCTTTACAAATTAGTTGGGACGATTCAGTATGGAATACTGGATCTTCAACCCAAACAGTACTAAATAGTCTTCCAGCAGTAATTACATTAGCACAAAATCCAGGAGTATTTTATAGTGAAAGTATAAATAGATTTAGAGTTAATGCTCGTCCTGAATATCCTTTACAATTATGGCAAACATCATCAGTTTATTTAAATAATTACTATTTACCTTCTGGTTCATCTTATTGGGCTTTAAAAGATTTAGAAACTAACGAATATATTGTTGATTTTGATCCTAAATATACTAGATTAAGCGCTGATGCTTCATCAAGTTATTTTGATATGTATATGAATTTTTTACAACCTGAAAGATACTATACTATATTAATTCAAAGTACAATAGGTGGTTCAACAATTGTATTTAACGATCAATATTACTTTAAAGTAATTAATGGATAATGGCAGAAGAAATAATATTAAATAAAATAGTTTATGATAAAAATCAATACCAAAAGGTAATTGATACTTCCTTTACTCAATTAGTTAACGTTACTTCTTCTCTTACAGCATCTCTTCCTACAATATCTGTAGACCAATTTTTTCAATATTACCAAGATTTATTCTATCAGATACCTAAACTTGGAGATATAAATTCTCATCAGTACCTTGTAATAACAAGTGGTGCTTATATTGGTTCTACAACTCCAACAGACGATACTATTCAAGCTTTGATTGAGGAAGTTACTCAATTAAGACAGGAAAACTTAGATTTACAACAACAAATAATATCAGGAAGCATATAATGGCTGAAGTAGTTAACATAACCCCAATTAATCCATTTACCTTTGAATTACAGGAATATTCAACGTCGGATAATTCTCTTATTAATTCATTTAATATAGATACAACATTTAATGCTCAAACAGATTATTTAGAGTATTTTATTTATGACTTAAATGGTAATATTTTAATTCAAAATGTTAGTGGTTATCCTGGATATAAATTAATTGATAATAATGTTGTTTTATATCCTGAAATAGATTTAAAAGCCTATGGTTTTACAGAAGGTCAATATAATACTTTATATAACTTTTTAAGTCCTAAATTAGCTTCTAATAATTTTAACACATACTATCTTTCCCAAATTAGTTCAGATAGAACGGAAGTTAGATTAGATACAACAGCTATCCCAAATGCTTTAGTAGTTTCTTCGGCAACAGAGCTAATAAATAATATCACAAACTCAACCGGAAGTTATTATGATTTTTATTTAGATTTTGGAAATAACGATTTAGTTATTGCGGTTAATGCTTTATTAGATACAACAGATGTCAATAACCCTACAGTTTTAATTAAATTATATGAACCATTACCTTCTCAATTTGATGTAAATTCTCAATGTTGGGTAGTAACTCAAGTATCAGAACCTGTAGCTTATAATATTGATATTAGTCAAGTATTTGATGTTATTGATAATAAAATATATTTAAAAGGTCCTAACACAAACTTAAATGTTACTGACCAATATAATAATGCTACTTCTTATACTAATTATAACACTTTAACCGGAAGTCCTTCTAATCAAGGATCAGGTAGTTTAAAATATCAATTAAATAGTTTATTAGTTAAAAGAGGAGTAGAGGTTAATGTTGATTATTCAAACTATTCTAATTTTATTCATTTCTCATCAGCACAAACTAGATTAGAAAATTTTTATTATAAATTAGGATTAATAGAACAATATAATTATAGTGCTAGTTATTCAACAGGAGCTACTACCAATTATTATGTTTCTCAAAGTAATAATATATGGCAAGATAAAATAGATGCTATTATTACTACCTTTGATGATTATGAATATTTCCTTTACTTTGATTCAGGTTCAGCATGTTGGCCTAAAATATCTTCAACTCCTCCTTATGTAAATTATTCTTCTAATTCAGTACAAGGACAAGCATTTTTATCAACCCAATCCGCAATTGCTGAAGAATATGATATTGAAAATAATAATGCTTTAGTATTAGCTATTCCTTCTTATTTATTAGAAGACCCAAATAATGCTAATTTTGAGTTGTTTGTGGAAATGGTTGGACAATTATTTGATAATATTTTTATATACATTCAAAGTGTTACAACTAAAGCCGATAATGATAACCGATTAACTTATGGTGCTCCTAAAGACTTAGTAGCAGACATTTTACGAGATTTAGGTATTAAAATTTACCAAAACAATTTTTCATCAAATGATCTTTATCAAGCATTAATTGGTATTACCCCATCAGGTAGTTTATATAATTTACCTTTTACAACAACTTCATTACCTGTTCCCGCTAACTCAGGTTTAGAATATATTACAACTTATGTTACTGCTTCATCAACTAGTTCATTAATTCCTACCTCAGATCTTAATGATTCTATATACAAACGCATATACAATAGTGTTCCTTATATTTTAAAGAAAAAAGGTAGTGTTGCTGGTTTAAGAGCTTTAATTACTTTGTTTGGAGTTCCTGATACTATTATTCGCATTAATGAATTTGGAGGTAAAGACAGAAATCCAAACACGTACGATAATTGGGAAGATACTTATAATTATGCTTTTTATACTAGTGGTTCTTCATATGTAAGTTCATCTTTTGTATTAAATTCTGCTTGGGGAGCTACAAGTGATAATCCTCAATCTGTAGAATTTAGATTTAGAACAGATGGTTTACCTTATAATACTGGAAGTATTGCTTCTCAAAGTTTATGGGTAACAAATCAAAACGTTAAACTATCACTTCGTTACACAGGTTCAGGATATAATAGTGGTTCCTATTTAGGACAACCCGTTGACCCTTATTACCAATATGCTTGGTTAGATTTTATTCCTAATCCAGCTACTCCAAATACATCAGCAAGTATTTATTTGCCTTTTTATAATGGAGGTTGGTGGTCTGTTTTAGTAAATAAAGATAATAATACTTATACTTTATACGCAAAAAATAAAAATTATAATGGGGAAGATGGGAACACAATTAGTTTTCAATCCTCTTCTTCAGTAGTATCTGCTGCTACTTCTTGGAATAATAGTACTATATCTTATTTTGGTATATCATCTTCATTAGCGGGTAAAATATTTACTGGTTCATTACAAGAAATTAGATATTATACTTTACCTTTATCCGAAAGTAATTTTAATGCTTATGTAATGAATCCTTACTCAATTGAGTCAAGTGAAAACTTAGCATTTAGAGCTACTTTAGGAGGTGAATTATATACGGCTTCTATTTCTGTTCATCCAAAAGTAACAGGATCTTGGGTTGCTACTTCTTCATTTGTTGGAACTAGTAATTTCTATTTAAGTGGAAGTTATGATTTTATTTCAAACCAAGAAATATTTTACTTCGATCAAGTACCAGCAGGTATTCAAAATCCTATTTCGAATAAAATAAAACAACAAAATATTGTTTTACCTTATAGCAGTAGTGATTCTAATATCCCAAATGCTAATACATTATCTCCTTACCGCTCAATCCAACAATTTCCATCTATAAGTTCTAGTTATACTAGAGATATAGATTATGTAGAAATAGCTTTTTCACCACAAAATGAAATTAATGAGGACATAAATTCACAATTAGGTTACTTTAATTTAGGAGATGTAATTGGTGATCCTAGATTCCAATCATCATCTGCTGAAACTTATCCTAACTTAGATATTATTAGAGATGTTTACTTTGAAAAATATACTTCAAATTATCAAGAGTGGGATTACATTAGATTAATTGAGTTTTTTGATAACTCATTATTTAAAATGTTACAAGATTTTATTCCTGCTAGATCTTCTTTAGCCGCGGGTATTGTAATAAAAAATACATTATTAGATAGAAATAGATATCCTGTACCACAAGTTAGTCCTTCTAATTCTATTGCCTTTATAGGTTCAGATGTTGCTAGTTCTGGACCACTTGGTACTCCTTATATTGTTGAGGATATGACTATTACAGGTTCTATATCTGTTGGTATTACAGAGGGAGATAGTGGAGGTACATATCCTGACTTACTTGGTCAAACTTCTTCATTATACACGTATTTAAACGTTGTAAATGTAACTCAAAGTTGGAGTGGAGCAACACCTTCAGTAAGTGGGGCTGTACCTTTTATTCAATCATCTCAAACAGAATTTTTTGATGGACAGTTAAGTGGTTCTAATTTAATTGTAACTACAGGAAAATTAAGTGATTGTAAAGTTGAAATAATCCAAGTATATACTACCTCGTCTATTTATATTCCAAATTTATCATTATATTATTTTAACAGATATGATTTTGATACTAATAAAACATATTATTTATCATTTACAGAAACTAATGATGCTTTAGCAGCAGGAAACGGGGCAATTAATATTTATGATTCTTCTAATTTAACAGGAAACCAAAGGACAATATACTCAGGAAGTGGAGACTTAACTCCAGGTTCATCTAGAAATGTTAATCAATTAGAAGTTCAAGGAATTGTTCCTCCACTTGTGATAGTAACAGATAGTGTTTTAGCATATATGACTCTTAATAACTTTACAATTTTTGAATCATATATAGATTCTGATTGTCAGGTAGTACAAAATGATGCTCAAGTTTCTAGAGTTAGTACTAGGTTTATGGATGTTGACTTTCAAACAAACCCTAATATAGCAGTTAATGAACAAGCTATTTTAAGTGGAAGCGCTACTAAAGCAGCAGTACAAGATTCTAACTATACAACAGCAAGAGTAATAAATCCAAGATATAAAGGATGTGAATTAACAGTTTATGCTTCTCAATCGGCAGCACAAAATTATAGTCAATATTTTGGGTATTTTAATTATATACAATTTGCAGGACAAAATTCACAGTATGATTCAGGAATATCTGATGTTCAATTAATAGCACTAATTGATTTAGATGGTAATTCTATAGTACTAAATTCAAAAAACAATAATGTAGGATTAGTTCAAGACACTTTCAATAATTCTTCAGCAAGTATGATATACCCTACTGTAAATACTGGAAGTATAGTTTCTAGTAGTAGAGCTTATGAAGTTTTAGAAGGTGGAGCTTATGTTAATATTGATGGTGGTGGAGGTTATACTAGATCTTTAAATGAACAATCAGTAGCTATTAACATGTATCCTACTTTTAATCCATTTAACCAAATTAATGTAACTCAATCTGGATTAATGATTCCATCAACAATTAATCCATACTTTACAGGTTCTTTTGTACAATTAGCACAACAAGCCGGATATTTTAAAACTTTATAATACAAAAACTATAAACTTATATATTTATAATAAAATAAACAAAAAATGGGATATTTAAATAATACCGTAGTAACCGTAGACGCTATTTTAACAGATGTAGGACGTCAATTACTAGCTCAACAAAATGGACAATTTCAAATTACTCAATTTGCTTTAGCAGATGATGAAATTGATTATACATTATACAATCCAAATCATCCTTCAGGTTCTGCTTATTATGGACAAGCAATTGACAATATGCCTTTATTAGAGGCATTTCCTCAAGCTAACCAAGTTATGAAATATAAACTTGTAACTTTACCTCGTGGAACAGCTAAAATGCCTATTTTGGATGTAGGTTACAATTCAATTATTTTGAAACAAGGAGCTTCATTAGCAATTACTCCTCAAACTTTAAATTATCAAGGAGGAAATACTTACGAAGCATCAGGATACTCAGCTACAATTTCCGATATTAGATTATTTTCTAATTTCCAAGGTGTAGGTATTAATACTCCTGCTGTAACTGCTTTAAATGTAGCAAATCAAACCACAACTATTGGTACTAGTGTATCTAAAACAGTTGTTGGTTCTACAATTAATATGACAGCAACAACTATTAACACATTATTTAGTACACAAACTCAACTTCAAGCTACATTAACAATAGAAGGTAGAGATAGTGGTGCTCGTCTAACAATTCCCGTAACAGTAATTAAAGTATCTTAATATATAAAACATGTCATTTACAAGATTAGTAGCCGATGATTTCGTAGTAAGCTCAGATGCCATATCTTCCACTTGTTGGACTACTGGTAATCCCACTCTATCTACATTTTTTACATCATCAACACAAGCCAATGGTAGCTCAGGAAACTACTATTTAAATGTTTATAACACCGCTTCAAATGAATCAAGTTCAGCAGTTCAATTTGCTATTGCTTATGGAAATTCATACGGTAGTGGTAGTGCTAACTATAATAGTGCTGTAAATGGTAAATCACCAACAGGAACTATTTGGGGACAGTGGCAAGATTTAGTATTAGGAGATGAAAACGCTAATTTTGTTTTTGGTGCTGTTACTTCATCTGAATTCTTTGCTATTACTATGGAAAGAGCTTGTTTTAAAGATGCTTTATTTTTAGGTTCTTTAACATTAGAACTTTCTGGAAGTGCTGGAGTTATTACTTTAACAGATAATAGTCAGTATATTACTACTGTTCCTTATTGTGAGGCAGGAAGAGTATTCCAATTAATCTCAGGCTCAGCAGGTACTAAAGTAACAAATGCAGGAACAACAACTGATGGATATTCATTAAACTCAGGTTCATATGGTTGGTTATTGCCTGACATTGGATCTATTTTATTAAATCCTTTAGCTTTAAAAGATCTTCCAGCAAATGGAGGTATTAGTTTTACTTTTAGTGGTTCTCAAAGCACAGGTTCAGCAGCATATCCTTCCGCAGCTTTAAATGCTAATGCTTCTTTATTTAGAGCTATGTCTGGTTCTACAGCAAATGTATTTACTTTAAATTCACAAGAAACAATTACTTCGGATTATGTGTTTGTAAGACCAAGAAGCTCAGAATATAACTACTCAGAAAATCCATCATTTATTTCAGGTTCAACTGGTGAAGTATTATATCCTCAATTTATTAATAATCCACAAACATATATTACAACTATCGGTTTATATAATGATACAAATGACTTGTTAGCAGTAGCTAAATTGTCAAGACCATTAACTAAAGATTTTACCAAAGAAGCTCTTGTAAGAGTTAAACTTGATTTCTAAAATGAATGGGTGCCTACAAACAATTTTTAGCGTCGGATATAGTAATTACTCCGCTTGAATTAAACAAGGCGTTTAATTTCGAGGGGGCAGCCGCGTTAACTAGTTCTGTTGTAGGTATTGATAGATATTTAGGTACAAATATTGATAATTATATATTTAACCCTACAGTAGACCCTCAAACAGGTCAAATATCTACTCAATATCAAAGACTAGTTTTTGACTCTATTCAACAACTTTATTATTCTAACTACCTAAACTCATCAGAAAGTTACGGCTCACCAGTAGTTACAGCTAGTATATTTCCTGGATCAAATCAATCAGGAGATGTTTTAGTAGGTTCAACTTCATCAGCAGGTAGATATTATAATTATCCTCAAACCTCATTAACTTTTGCTCATTATTTTCCTACAGAATCTAATGCTGAAATAGGAGTATTATCTATACCAGCAGGTATTTTTGGAAATTATATTCAACCAAATTCATTTAGATGGATTTCACCAAGTGGTTCAATTTATGATGATGGACAGGGTAATTTAATTTTTTCTGCTTCCCAACAAATTATAGGAAATATATTTTATGGGCATGGATTAGCCATTATAACTAATAATACAGTAGGAGGAGGAAGTAGTGTTTACGGGGGTGCTATTTATGGTTCATCAATTTATGGAGGAGGATCTGGATATAGTACAATAGAAAGTTTTGTAACATCATCAAACGTAACTTGTTCGTTCTCGTCTTCACTTACAATTTACGAAACTCAATATAAATGTACGGCTAGACAATACGAATTTAATTTTAGTCAAAACCCTACAATTACCTCAGGTAGTACAGCTAATTCAAGTTCAATAGGCACATTCTATACTCCAGCTCAAGAGTTATATAATTTTGCTACTGGTTCTTACTTTAGACCCTACACTACAACTATTGGTTTGTATAATGACCAACAGCAATTATTAGCGGTAGGAAAATTATCTCAACCTTTACCTTTATCGCCTACAACAGATACTACAATACTTATAAACATAGATAGATAAATTATGTGGTTATACAATGAACAAGTTATTAGCTCAATTGAGGATATGCCTCAAGGAACATTCGGTTTTATATACATGACTACTCACAATTCAAGTGGGATATCGTATATTGGAAAAAAATCGCTATATCACAACGTTAAACGTAAATTAACCAAAAAAGAACTAGCTGAACATACCGGAAGAGGACGTAAACCTACAACCGAGGTAGTTCAAAAGGAATCTGATTGGAAAACGTATTACGGATCTACAAAACAAATTGTAGAACTCATTAAAGGAGGTAAACAAGAGGACTTTACCCGTGAGATCATACAGTTTGTTTCTAGTAAAAAACTTCTTACTTACTATGAATGTAAGTACTTATTTAAATATGGGGTGTTAGAACATCCCTTAGAATACTTTAATGACAACATTCTTGGAAAGTTTTTCACTAAAGATTTTTCATAATATTTATAATAAACTTTTAAAATGGAAAAGCAAATATTATCCGAAGAAATTAAACGCATGCAAGAATTAGCAGGTGTTTTAAAAGAAAACGAACCATCAGATCTTACTAATAAAGAAAAAATTTACTTAGAAAGCAAATTAGAAGA